AGAAGGTAACACACCAGAGGAGGCAGAATGAGCGTAACAATTAACGGCATAGGTTTTGTAGAAAACAGTATCACACTAGATACAAACTACACACTAGCAGATAATCGTAATGCGATGACTGCTGGTCCAGTTACAGTTGCAGACGGAATTACTATCACAGTAGGTGATGGTGCAACATGGAGTGTAGTCTAATGGTCACATCAATAAAAGGAAATGATACAAGTACATTCGGTGGTAATGTAGATGTTACAGGTAATGTTATTACAGATGCACCAGCGTTTCATGCTACAAATAATGGTTCTGTTCAATCTATCTCTAATAACACATTTACAAAATTAACACTACCAGCAGAATTATTTGATACAAATAGTAATTTTGATTCAACTACAAATTATAGATTTACTCCTACAGTAGAAGGTTATTATCAATTTAACTCTGCTATATTTTTTAACAATTCTGCAACAAGTGGGCAAGTTCAAATTCATGTATATAAAAATGGTAGTAGTGCTAGTTTTTCTGGAAATGCTTGGAATTCCATTGGTCATGCTTGGTTAAGTTTATCTACTCTTTTATATGCAAATGGCTCTACTGATTATTTTGAAATATATGTATATCAAAATGGTGGCTCAACCCAAAATACAACAAATTCAGCGACAGGAGTATTTTTTACAGGACATTTAGCGAGGGCAGTATGAGTACAGTAAAATCAAAGAAACTACAAGTCGGAACAGATGCTACCTCTAGCAATAACTTTACTATCTATCAACCATCAACACCTGATGGTACATTAAGGATTGGTGTTGGTAATGCTGATAGTCCTACAGAGGTAGGTAGATTTACAAGTGCTGGATATAAACCAGCGACTGCTCCAGCTTTTGAGGCAAAAAGTAATTCTAATACATCTGTACCTCATGCAACATGGACAAAGGTTGAATATAACAATGAATTGCGTGATACAACTGGAGATTATTCATCATCACGATTTACCCCAACAGTTGCTGGTTATTATATTATTACGGCAACAGCTTGTATAGGTGCATTATCCGACCAAACATTTTTGTTAAGTTTATATAAAAATAGTTCTTATACTCACTCATATGTTGCTGGTGGTTTTAAAAGCGGAGTGCTTGACCCAGCTACTTCTATGAGTTTGGTGGTTTATATGAATGGAACAACAGACTATTATGAAGCATATGTTTATCAAACATCAGGAGTTACAAAAACCACAATTAACTATGGTATAACTTTTAGTGGTTCATTAATACAACAAGCATAAGGAAAAAAACAATGGCACTATACGATAAAATTTTAGCAGTAAGACCAACCCTAACACAAGACGACTTTTTACCTGACACAGGCACAATCGTTCTACAAAATGATAGCGATGGTAAAGGGGACTATATCAAAGAATGGAATCACCCTACTGAAACACAACCAACTTCGGAAGAATTAGCATAATGACTATATCCATAAAACCCACAGCATCTGGTTCTACAATAGAGCAAGATGGTAGCACCATATTAACTGTAGATGGTAGTGGTAATATTACAGCAGCTAATAACTTTAGTGCTACAGGTCATGTATTACAAGTAGTAAATACATTTAGTGATATATATGTGTCTACATACAGTTCATCTTTTGTTGCTTCAGGATTGTCTGCAAGTATTACTCCAAAATCAACTTTAAATAAAGTTTTAGTACAAATAAGATTAAATGGAGTAAATGAAACTGGTGGGATTTCTGGATTTGCGTTGTATAAAAATGGTTCTCTTTTAACTTATTTAGGTTCTAGTGTAACTTATAATGCTTCAACAAATGAAACAAACTCAATGGCATACGATTATTTAGATTCACCAGCAACAACCTCTAGCGTAAGTTACCAAATATATTTTAGAAATGAAAGTGGTTCTCTTTATACTAGAATTGGTGATTATGAGAATGGTACAATTAAAGAGCGAAATTGTATTACACTAATGGAGATAGCTGGATAATGAAAAAAGATGAGGCAATATATAAACTATACCCTAATGTAGTTACTATTCGTGGCAATGTAGCTTATGATGTAAATGAAAACGAAGTGGTTTATGATGAAAATGCAGTTCAAATTGAAATAGATAATTTTGCATATATTGATAAACGAGCATTAGAATATAAATCTATTCAGGAACAACTAGATATGCTTTACTGGGATAAAGTAAATAATACAAATTTATGGCAAGAACATATTAACGCTGTAAAAACTAAATATCCGAAAGGATAGTAAATGTTTGGCATAAGTGCATTTTCTCAAGCACCATTTTCTACACTAGGTTCTGGTGCAATAAAAACTGGTTCAGGTGCAATTACAGCTAATGCTTTTGCAGAATCTAATGCAACTCGTATTAGAACATTTACAGGCACAATTAGTGCAGACGGTTCTGTTGTAGTTAATGGTATTCGTGTACAACAAAGTCCTGCATCTATAAATGCAACAGCAACATTAACATCTTCTGCAATCAGAATCAGAACAAATAGTGCCGATATATCAGGTACAGCAAGTGTTGTTACAGATGGTCTATCATGGGCATATGCTTCTGGCACTATCTTTAGTAATGTTAGCGTTACTGCAAACAATGTCAGAATTAGAACAAATAGTGCATCTATTACTGGTGAAGCATTATCTACTGCATTAGGTGGTCAAGTATTTGCAGGTATAGGTAGTATCAATGCAACAGGCACAGTAGTTGCTGTTCCAAGTGCAGTATGGTGGGGTGATGCAGCAGTCAACTCTAATGCAACAATAACAGCATCAGGTACAGTTTTAGGTGAAGAATGGTCAGATAGTTCTGTAGGTACAGAAACATGGACAGAATCATCTACAGGTAGTGAAGTATGGACAGACTCATCTGTCGGTAATGAAAATTGGTATCGTAAAGGATAATAAATGGCAAAAACAAAGATTAGTGAATATAACGCAAGTGCAAGTAACAATACTGATGTAGACGGTATTAATATCAACGAAGGTTGTACACCTTCTGGTATCAATAACGCTATTCGTGAGGTCATGGCACATCTAAAAGACTTCCAATCAGGTAATGTTGCAGGTAATGCTTTAGCTATTGCTTCTGGTGGCACAGGTGCAGAAAATGCAACCGATGCTCGTACTAATTTAAGTGCTGCTAAAACTGGTGCTAATTCAGACATTACATCATTATCAGGTTTAACTACTCCACTTTCTGCTGCACAAGGCGGTACAGGTGTGACTAGCATTGCTGCATTAGTAACCTCATTAGGACTTGATACAGCTTCTGATGCTAGGTTTGATTCACTAGGTATTGGTACAGCAGCTTCTGGCACAACTGGTGAGATTCGTGCAACAAACAACATTACTGCATACTATTCTGATGATAGACTAAAAACAAGACATGGCAATATAGCAGATGCGTTAGATAAAATTAATACTTTAAATGGCTTTTACTATAGTGCAAACGAAACAGCACAAAAATTAGGCTATACAGTAAAAAATGAAGTTGGTGTATCTGCACAGGAAGTTAATGCAATTATGCCTGAAGTGATTGCTCCTGCTCCTATTGATGAACAATATATGACAGTTCATTACGATAAACTTGTCCCATTACTAATTGAAGGAATAAAAGAATTAACTACAAAAGTTAGACACTTGGAAAAAGCACTAGATGCTCATAAAAATGTAGATCATTGTTCTTGCGAGGAGAAGTAATATGACTCTGCAAGCTAGCGGAACAATTAGCTTAAGTGATGTAAATACAGAATTAAAAAACGCATCTACAACACAAATAAGTATTGGTGACTCTACTAGCCGTTCATTAGCACAAAAAGCAACAGGTGCAGTTTCTTTTACAAACTTTTATAGTAGAAACTATGACAACAGAGGTCAGCAAGCATTTACCTCTACAGGCTTACATTCATGGACTTGCCCAGCTAAAGTAAGTGCTGTACACGCAGTTTGTATTGGTGGCGGTGGTGGTGGTGCTGGTTCTGGTGATGGTGGTAACGGTGGAGGCGGTGGAGGTCTTGGCTGGAAAAACAACATTGCAGTTACGGCAGGACAAACATATAAAGTCTATGTAGGTATTGGTGGTAACCCTAATAGTTTAGTAGATGGTGTAGGTAGCTTCTTTATTACTACAGATGCGTTTACTATATCATCATTTTCTGTTAGTTCCAATGTAGTGACAGTTAATACTAACGGCAGTCATACATTTAATACAGGCAATACTGTAACTGTAGACTGTTCATTCAGAGAAATTAATGGAACATTTACAATTACTAAAGTAGATTCCGATACATTTACATACGCAAAAACATTCCAAGATTATGGACTATTATCAGTCACAGGTGTATGTTTTGCTGGTAGCCCTATCGTCAGAGGTGGTGGCGGTGATTCAGGTTTGGGAACAAATGGTGGATTCTCTTCTCCTAACGACACAATGGTAGGTGGTACATACATTGGCGATGGTGGTGGTAATGGTTCTACACAAGCTGGTCGTGATGCTTCTACTGCTGGAGGTGGTGGTGGAGCAGGTGGTTACGATGGTAATGGCGGTTCACAGTCAGGCGGTTGTGGTGGTAATGGTGCTGCATCTAACTATCGTGGAGGCGGTGGTGGAGGTGTAAGTATTTTTGGTGAAGGTGCATCAGGTGCTAATGTAGGTTCATACGCAGGTGGTGGATACGGTGGCTCTGGTGGTGCAAGAGGTGGTACTCACGACTGTAATACAGGTGACTGTGGTCAAGGTGGTGCTTACGGAGGTGGTGGCGGTGGTCACGACTCTTATAGTGCTGCAAGTGGTTATCAAGGTGCAGTAAGATTGATTTGGGGTGAAACAAGAGCATTTCCAACAACTGAAACAGCAGATGTAACAGCAGGCGAGGTATTTAGCTAATGGCGACAAGAGTAAAATTTGAAGAATGGTTACCTGACCAACCAGCAATGTCTGGTGCAATCCTAGATGCAAAGAATGTATACCCAGTATCTATGGGATATTCACCATTTCCTAATTCAGAAGATTTTTCAGCATCTGCTAGTGAAAATTTAAATTCTGTAGCAGTTGGTAAATTTGGTGATGAAGTACAAATCTTTGCAGGTGGTACAACTAAATTATTTAAGTTTGACTCTACAGACTTATCTATGGACGATGTATCTAAAGCTGGTGGATATGCAAGTACAGGTTCATGGAAGTTTGCACAATTTGGTAGTGTCATGCTAGCAGCTAACAACCAAGCTAAATTACAAGCATGGACATTAGGAACATCTACACAATTTGATGATGTAGATACAAATGCACCTATTTCTAAATATGTAACCGTAGTGCGTGACTTTGTAGTCTGTGCTAATTTAGACGGTGGCAGTAGTCCATCAAAAGTGCAATGGTCTGATATTAACGATGAAACAACATGGGTATCAGGAACAACATCACAATCAGATTATCAGCTCATTCCAGATGGCGGTAACATAACTGGCTTGACAGGTGGCGAGATTGGACTTATATTTTTAGAAAAGTCTATTGTTCGTATGAGCTATTCTGGATCGCCTTTATTCTTCCAGTTCGACACCATCTCAAGAGGATTAGGTTGTTTAGAAGGTAACTCTATTGCACAGTACGGAGCTACATCATTCTTCTTATCTGATGACGGTTTCTACAAATGTGATGGACAAACAGTTACAGGCATTGGTACAGAAAAAGTAGATAGATATTTTTTCAACCAAGTTGACTTAACAGAAATAGATACCATGTCTGCTGCTATAGACCCAGTTAAAAAATTAGTGGTATGGAACTATCCCAATGTGGACGGTGGTCGTAGTATTTTAATTTACAACTGGCAACTAAATAAATGGTCAAGAGCTACAACACAAACATATAGTGTCGGTAATATTGCTACGGCTGGTACAACACTAGAAGGGTTAGCACTTCTCTATACTAACCTTGAGACAGTTCCTGCATCACTAGATGACAGGATTTGGGTGGGTGGTAAGTTCTTATTTGCAGGCACACAAGGCGACAAGGTAATTACATTTAGTGGTAGTGCTTATGATTCAGAGATTATTACATCTGATATAGAGTTAGGATATAACTCTGTAGTGACTTTAGTAAGACCACAGATAGATGGTGGTTCTGCTAATGTACAAGTTGCATCTAGAAAAGAATTAGATGATAACATTCAGTTTGGAACATTGGTGACTACATCATCAGAAGGTCGTGCTAACTTTAGAAGTTTTGGCAGATACCATCGTTTCTCTGTACAACCTACAGGAAACTGGTCTAATGCAGTATCTATTGATATTGATGTAAAGCCACAAGGTAATCGATAATGACTAACCAGTTTAGACGATTACAACCACAATACGCTACAACTCGTGAAGTGGCAGAGGTTACAAATCAGATATTAAATGGTAAGACTAATAACACAGGCGTGTTTGACTTAAATACTAGCTGGGCAACGCAAACTGTCATATATAACGAAAGAATCTCTGCTGACTCTAAAATCATATTAGTACCATTTAGTAATTCAGCAGAAACAGATACATTACCATATGGTGAGTTTAGTAAAAACACAGACCAGTTAGCACCTAGTGTAGGTAATACAGCAGTTGTTGAATGGACTACCGAACATGAAGTAAATGGAGTGTATTTAGACGGAGTCAATACATCAAGGATATATGTCAGAAATGACGGCACATATAAAGTATTATTTTCACTACAATTAGCAAACTCTAATAACGATGCAGAATACGCAGATGTATGGTTTAGAGTCAATGGAACTGATGTTTCTGATTCAGCAAAAAGATTTGGTTTACCTGCAAGAAAGTCTACTGGTGACCCATCTCACTTAACAGGAACTACAAGTCATGTGTTAGATTTAAATGCAGGTGATTATATAGAAATAGCAGGAGCAACATCTTCTACATTAGTTTCTTTAGAACATTTTACTGCAACAACGACAACACCTTATACAAGACCTGCAATACCAGCTGCACAAATAAATATTACATATATATCACCATCAAGTATGGATAGTGTGTATGTATCGGCACAGCAAAATGGACAAGCAACAGTAAGTCACTTTGCAAATAATACATCGAACAAGCAGTATGGGTATGTTATAATTGGATAATTATGGATAATATCGTGCAATATTTTGAACACACCACAAAAGCTGGTGAAACAGTCATAACTAGAAATACGACTGATGGTTATTCATATTCATTTAATATCAACACAGACCCAACAGAGTATCAAAAATATTTGGAATGGAAAAACAGATAATAGACAACTTCTTATGTGAAGAAGATTTGCATAAGGTTAAAAGTCTAATACTAAATAAGTATTTTTCTTGGTATTACAACGATGGGAAAGAATATGCTGATGACGAGTTCTTTCAGTTCACGCATATATTTTATAACAACCACAGTCCTAACAGTTCTTATTTTAAAGAACTACAGCCGTTTTTAGATAAATTAGATGTACAAGCACTCATTAGAATTAAGGTTAATAATACTGGTCGAGAGCATACAATTAGAGCAGGTACATATCATATAGATACAAAAGTACCATGTAACACAGCAATATGGTATCTCAATACTAATAACGGCAAAACACTTTTTGAAGATGGTGATGAAGTGGAAAGTGTAGAAAACAGAATGGTGATATTTCCATCACACATAAAACATACTGCTACTACACATACAGATACAAAGACTAGGATTGTAATTAACTTTAATTACATATAATGGAAACTAACTTATTTGTAGTCCCTACTACACACATCCATCAATTTTGGCATCTTTCTGAAAAACATTTACAAAGAGCTATAAACACTGGAAACGGTGAATTTACAATTGATCAATTACGTCAATTTGTATCACAAGGCAATTCAGTTTTATTGTTAGTTATGAATGGAGATATTTGCGAATGTGCATTTACAGTTCAATGGATTAATTACCCTAGTGATCGAGTTGCATACATCACATATATTGGCGGTATTACAAATCAAAAATGTTGGGAACAATTCTTAACATGGGTAAAAAATAATGGTGGGACTAAAGTTCAAGGTTCTACTGCAAAAAAAGGAATTGTCAGATTATGGCAAAAAAAATGGAAAATGAACCCTATATATACATTAATGGAGTATAAATTATGATTTACGATTATTTCCCAGAGTTAGACGGTAATCAATCCATCAACAACGGTAAAATGGGCAGACAATTATTTAAAGGTGGTGGAGGTGGTACTCAAAAAACATCTAATGAATTAGATCCGACAGTTAGGCCTTTTGTCGAATACGGCTTACAAGAGGCAAAACAGTTGTATCAAACAGATACACCAAATTATTACCCATATCAAACATATGTATCACCGTCTGCACAAACACAACAAGCATTACAATCTGCACAAACAAGAGCATTAGCAGGTTCTCCATTAGTACCAGCTGCACAACAACAACAACTTAGTACTATACAGGGTCAAAACTTAGGATTAAATCCATACTTTGCAAATGCACTACAAGGAGCTGCAGGAGTTGCTACTACACAATTCCAAGACGCATTAAAAAACATTGCATCTCAATCTTCTCAAGCAGGTCGTTATGGTTCTGGTGCTATGCAAGACTTACAGTCTCGTGCATCATCAAATCTTGCAAAAGAATTAACTTCTCGTGCAGGAGAATTAGCTTATCAAAATTACGCAAGTGAAAGAGCTGCACAAGAACGTGCAATTGCAAATGCTCCACAAATGGCAATGGCTGACTATGCAGATATTCAACAATTAATGAACGTAGGGCAAACTGCAGAAGATTATCAGCGTCAAGCACTTGAAGCAGATATTGGTCGATTTGAGTTTGAGGAAAACAAACCATATACCAAACTACAATCTTACTTATCTGCAGCATACGGTGCTCCGATGGGCCAGGTATCTACAACAGAATCTTCAGGAGGAGGTAAGTAATGGCACATATACTAATAGGTGCAGGGGTAGGTGCAGCTACATCTCTTGTAACAGGTGGTGATCCTATAAAGGGTGCATTACTAGGTGGTGTTACTGGTGGTGTATTTGGTGGTGCAGAAGGTGGTATTTTAGGTTCTGCAGGAACTTCAGGAACTGTAGCAACATCTACTCCAACATTAGGTGGATTAACATTAGGTGGTGCAACAACAGGCGCAGTAGGTGGCGCAACTGCAGGAGGTGTTGCAGGAGGTGTTTCAGGCGCAACTGCAAGTCCATACGCATTTGGTAATAACGCATTAGAAGTTGCAGGAAGTACAATGAATCCTGCGTTAATTGGTTCTTCTGCTGGTGGTCAAATACCTATGACTGGATTTGATCGTGCAATTAATACAATCACACCTGCAGGTGGTTATGATGGCCCGTCAATACTAGACAGAATAGCAGAAAACACTGGATTTAATGATATGTCTACTATGGATAAAGTTGGCTTAGGACTAATGAGTGCAGACGCATTTACTCCACAAGAACAAGCACAACAAATGGTTCAAAGTGGTAATCAACGAATCAACCCAGGCAAACCATTGAATACAACTCAAACAGGAACAGGTATGTTAGATGTTAATGTTCCAACTGGTTTTATTGATGACGTTAGAAAACGTCAATTATTTTTTAACCGATAAGGACAAGTAATGGGAATATTAGATAAATTAATTCCAAAGAACACTAATATCTTTGGAGCAACTACTCCAACTTATTTAAATGCAGTTGCAACAGATGATCAAATTAAGACTGCACAAAACCAATCCTTATTTCAAGGTTTATTAGGTACTGCATTAGGTTATCTTGCACAACCAAAAAATCAAAATTATGGTAGCGCAGTTCCTTATCTTGCAAAAAGTTATATGCAAGGTATGCAAATGGCACAATCACCATATGACAGATTAGAACGTGACGTTGTGATGAAAGAAAAGTTTGATCAAATGGCATTAGAGAAGCAACGTCAAGCAGATCTTAAAACATTGCAAGAGAATATGTATACCACTATTCCTGCAGAAACATTTACTCAATCTACATATCAACCTATTAATCAGATAGGCCCTGGCGGTGAACGTGCAATTGCGCCTAGTTACGCACCATCTACCACAGAAGAAATAGTTTTAACTCCAGCACAAAAAGTTCTTAATCAAGAAAAACTAATGGAGTATGCAATCAAGTATCCAGATAAGGGTGGACAGTTTGTTGACGTTATTACTAAACTTGATGCGTTAAATCGACCACAAGGTACACGACAGTTATCTGTTGAAGAAAAATTAAAAAGAAAATTACCATTAAGTATTGAGTATCAAATCAATAAAGAAGGTACAGTATCCCCTATTGGAGGAACAGAGCAAAAACCTGTTGATGTTGGTGTAGAAAGAAACTCAAGAGCTGTGGCAGAAATAAACCCAAACACAGGATTGCCATATGAATCATTTTTGCAGTTACCAGTGGAACTAAGAAACAAAATTAATAAAGACATTGATATTGCAAAAGAAAACAATGCTAAATTTATGGGTGGTGTTGAATTAACTAAACAATCAAAAAATGATGTACAAACTGCATTACTACAAACCACAGACCGTAAAAGAAGATTAAATAGAATTATTGATTCTTTTAATCCAGAGTTTTTAACTGCACAAGGCAAAATTAAATCAGGAACATTATCATTTTTAGAAAAATGGGGAATGAAAGATTTATCGCCAGAAGAAATCGAGTATCAAGAGCAATATACTAACTTTATGAAAGATTCTTATGCAGAAATGAACCAATACATTAAAGATATTACAGGTGCAGCTTTAAGTGAATTTGAAGCAGAACGTATTAGAAAGGCTATTCCAGATCCTGAAAAAGACAGTCCAACTGTATTTAAACGTGGTATGGAAAGAGCATATGAAGAATTGCAAATTGCAGAAGCACGTCTTGCATATCTTAATAGTAAAGGTTTAGGGTCTGTTCGTGAACTTAGTTTAGATGATTTTACTGGAATGATACAAGAGACAGGAGAACAAACTTCTAATCTGTTAATAAAAAGTCCATTATACAATCCAAAGAACTATAAATCACTAAATGAAATAAAATCAAAAGACCCAATAAACTACGATAAAATTATGAAACAAGTAAACATATCAATTGCGGCTAAATTTGGATTACCTAATTATTAAGGATAAATATGGTAGATTTTACAAAAGAGTACTTTAATAAACAAAAACAATCTGCAACCAGTGGTAAATCAACAGAGCAAAAAAGATTTACTAGTTTATCAGTACCAACTTTAGAAGAAGAAGAAGGTCAGTACACGCAGGGAGCAACTGGTTCTTTTCTCGCAGGAGTTCCAATTAATCGTCAAGATGCAATTAAAGTGTTATCTGAAAGAACAGGTTTGCCAGTTACTCGTTTTGTAATTGACGCAGAAGGTAATATTGGTTACAAAGGCGATGATGGAAAATATTATCCTGCAATAGGTAGTACTGCAGGTTATTATGGGCCTGATATATTTCAAGCAGGTTTAGAAGGTATCGGTGCAGCTGGTGCAACTTCATTTCTTGGGCCAGTTGGTGCGGCTGCAACATCTGGAGGTATTGGTGTAGGGTTAGAAGCAGGAAGACAAGCATATGGAAGGTATCTTGCAGACTCAGATACATCAGACGTTGGACGTATTGCATTAGCTGGATTACTTGGTACTGCAGGTGAAATCGCACCGTTTGGTGTAAAACTTATTAAAGGATCAAAACAAGCACCTGATTTGTACAAACTAAATCAAGCAGACTTACAGAACGTACTAAAATTATCAGAAGACTTTGACGTTCCATTAACTATTCCAGAATTAACAAACTTACCATCATTAAAAAGTAAACAATACGTTGCGTCAAAAGTAGGAGTCACTGCAGATAAAATAGATGAATTCTACGAAATGAGAGCAGGTAAAGTTGAAGATGCAGTAAACAAATACCTAGACAATATCTCTTTAACAAAAGAAACTTGGGAAGGTGGCAAATCTGCAAAAAATACTTTATTGAAACGTAAAGAAGATTTAATTATAACAAGAAGAGAAGCAACAAAACCTATTTATGATGAAGCATTAAAAAATGCACAACCTGTAGATACTACAGATATTGTTAATAAACTAGATGCAATGATTGACGTATCAAAAGGCAGAGAAACTCAGGTATTGCAAAAAATAAAAAATGACTTCTTCAGAAACGCAGAACAAGTAAAACTTGATGCTAAAGGTAATCCTGTAAAAGATAAGTTTGGTAAACCTGTAGTTGAAAATGTTCGTGTATTAGATGATCGACCACAAGCGTTACAACGACTTAAAATGGAATTAGATACATATTTAAGAAGTGAAGATGTCGTAGGTCTTGACTCTGTTATTCAGGGTGAGATTAAAGGAATTAGAAATGATCTCAAAAACACAGTAAGTCAAAACAATGATTTATACAAACAAGCAGACACAAGGTATGCAGAATTATCTAAACCTATTGATGAGTTTGACGCCTCTAAAGCAGGTGATATTTTAACTAAAATTAAAGATTACGATGCAGACAAATTAGTTACTAAGTTATTTAAAGATTCAGACCCAATGACTATTAGGTATGCTAAAAAACAAATAGAGTCTGTTAATCCAGAGGCATGGAATGATGTAACTCGTGCATGGTTGCAACAAAACTGGGAACAAGCAAGTAAAGTGTTTAGAGCGCAAAAAGACCTACCAAAAGATGCAGGACTATCTTGGAGAAACTTGTTATTAGGTACGGAAAGACAGCGCAAAGCACTTGAGGCTGCATTATCTCCAGAGCAATACAAATCACTACAAGATTTATCAACTGTGCTTGAGGCTGCAGGCAGAGTAGAAAAAGGTAACTCTTTAACTGCATTTAGTCAACAAGCATTAAAAGATTTTAAAAAGTCTGGTTGGGATCTTGCAGATATTGAACTTACAAAACCACAAGGAACTTTATTGCAAGTATTAAAGGATCGTGCATTTGAAAAAAATGTTAATAAGTTTACAGACATCATTTTAGATTCTACAAAAATGAAAGAGTTAGATGAGTTAAAAAAATTACCATCAGGAAGTTTAGAATTAGTATCAGGCGTTACTCGATTATTAACTGTAGGGCCTACTATTGGTAGTCCTCGTAGTATTTCTAGTGAGCAACAAAAACTAGAACGTATGCAACAAGAAATGGAAGGCGATGTAGATTTTACTAAACAATTCTTTAATTTTAAACCATGATATGGCATACATTGAAATTACCTCCTATAAACTTATACAACGCACCAAACAGAAAGGAATCTAGTGGAACAAGTACAAGAAAAAGTAGCAGTGCATTCTGCTGAAATAGAACATATGAAAAAAGACATTGACCATATTATGAACAAAGTAGATAAAATGGATAAATCTATAGATGATATTAAAAGCACATTAGATGAGTTTCGTGGTGGCAAAAGAATTGCTATGTGGTTCTTTAGTACAGTAGCTGCAATCGTTGCATTTATTGTTGGTCATTGGATAGATAAATGAGTACAGTATACGACATACTATTTGCAATATTTAAACTCTTTGTTGTCCCAGTTTTATTCTTTTTCTTTTATTTCTTCTTTGCACTCACTGCAATTATAGAGAAGATAATGACAGGTATTGATAAACTATTAGATAATATTATGTAATGAAAATAGATGTATCAGTTATTAAAGCAGTATATGAGATGCTTCGACAAATGCCTGTAATGAGGCAGATTGGGTATCCACCAAGTGATGAGGTAGAGTTTGAATTACTACCTGTTGAAGACAAGGTAATGGCATCTTATACACCTGACCCAGATATCATTGGTATATGCCCTGAACGACATCGGTTTTTAACATCACTTATTAAGTCAATGATTCACGAGATGATACATATGTGTAATCATATGCACGGCACATCTTATATACGACATGATAAAAATTTTAATTCCGTAAGAAATCAAATAGCTGATGCGTTTGGCTTTGATGAAAATGAAATATAACTTATAACGTATAACGTTTAACGTTTAACGTTAAAGTATAAAGGAGAAGATATGGTTTGGACTGCATTAATTGCACCAATAACATCAATACTAGATAAGTTTATAGAAGATAAAGACCAGAAGAATAAACTAGCTCATGAGATTGCTACAATGGCAGAAAAACAAGCTCATGAAGCCAACATGGTACAGGCAGAAACAAACCAAGTGGAAGCGCAACATCGTAGTGTATGGGTTGCAGGTTGGAGACCATTTATTGGTTGGGTTTGTGGAGTTGCATTAGCTTGGCATTTTGTACTCTCACCTGTTATAATATTCCTAGCAGCGTGGTTTACTGTAACACTTCCTGCATTACCTGTATTTGATATGGGTTCTTTAATGACCGTATTAATGGGTATGTTAGGTTTGGGTGGATTACGCACATTTGAAAAAACAAAAGGATTAACTAAGTGAAATTATCGCCACATTTCAGTTTAGAAGAATTAACACTTAGCGATACTGCGACACGCTTAGGTATTGATAATACTCCTACTGTCGAAATAATAAATAACTTAACTTTTTTAGCAGGTGAATTAGAATATGTTAGAGATATACTTGGTAATCCTATGCTTATTAGTAGTGGTTACAGGAGTTATGTTCTTAATGATCATTTGGGAAGCAAGCGAACTTCTAGCCACTGCAAGGGTCTGGCGGTTGACTTTATCTGCCCTAGTTTTGGTAATCCCCATAATGTTGTTGATGCTATAGTATTAGCAAATATTAACTATGATCAGGTAATCCTTGAATATGGTCGCTGGGTACATTTGTCATTTGCAAAAGAAAACCCAAGAAAACAAGCACTAATTATTGACAAACAAGGGACAAGACCCTTCTCATAAATATGAATAAATCAGTATTGGTAATATCTGATCTACACATACCATACCATCACCAAGATGCGTTTGATTTTTTAAAAGCACTTAAAGATAAATATCAGCCAGATATGGTTGTAAATATAGGTGATGAGCTTGATCACCAC